CTGGTAATCCAAACATGTTATGGTTACCTTGGTTACATTCGTATTCCATAAGTGCTGCTCTTGCTTGTTGCTCTTGTACACCTAGTAACTGTACTAATCCGGGATTAGAAACTAATTGTACAGCAGCCTGTCTTGATGCTCTGTAAGTAATAAATCTTCTGAACACTGGTGGTACATCTTCAAAATTGTATAGTTTTACAACGTCTAATAGTATCTCAGTTATGTCAGAGAAATCATCAGTATGGTCATACTTATCATAAAGAAAACCACCTTTTCTAACGACGTCATAATGTCTGTCTCTCCATCCCTCTGTTACATCTAGTTGTAATACATCGCCTGCAATAGCAATTTTACCATTTGCATCAGGGTGAAAGGGTACATGTTTTTCTGTGTTAAAATGCCAACCTTCAGCTTGTACGTCTACGTTAGCATCTTTGAGTAAATTATATATAAATTGTATTTCTGGGTTAGCGTTAACGATAACACCATTCGCATCTTTTAACTGTGATATTGGGGATTGACCGATAGCTCCCAGTATTGAGTTAACTGCGGATAGTTCGGTATCGAGATCAATAGTTGTGGAAGCCATAATAAAAAGGGGGACACGAAGTCCCCGTATAAAAATAAAAATTAAGCGTTAGTTGGATAGTTGTCACCGAACGCAGCGTTGCCAGTAGAACCAGCATCTGCTCCAGCAAGTAACTCAACACAAGCAGCAGGGTTTAGGAAGTCTGCACCCATAGCTAGTCTTCCAAGGATTACGTCACCTTGGTAAACAACTGAGATGTCTCCACTTGTTATCTGAACCTGTGGTCCGATAGCTTCTACAACACCAGCAGCTTCTCTTTGGAAGATAAGTCCGCAGCTGTTTTCAAAGTCAGAGTGGTTACCATAGTTGTTATGGATACCAGTTACGTTAGAACGTGCATCTTCAACTCCATTAGCAGTTGTGTCATCGCCAATGAATGATCCTACGTTTCCGGGGCTTGTTACACCGGGGTTTGTAGCTGATGCAGAACCATACTTAGTACCATAGTTTCCGAAGAAAGGTATGTTCATTGACTTGTAGATCTTGATGCCTGCAATCTCAATGATGCCTTGTCCAGACTGTAATGCAGTACCTTGAGCATCTCTGTTGATTAGAGAGTTTGACTCAACGTTCTGTATTAATTCGTAGTACTGTCTTGGGTTCAACACAGCAACTCTACCTTCAGAGCTTACTCCTTTTTCGTCAAGAGCAGCAGCTGCATCGTAGAAACCGTTGATTAAACATGTAGCATCATAAGCAGCAGTAGCGTTTGTTACACCACTTCTGGTTAATCTGATCTGTGTTCCACCGGGCTCAACGAAGCCTGATTTAGTGATTGGTGAAGCAAGACGTGCACCCTTCGCAATTTGACGGAAGATAAGTCTGTCGTACTTCTCAGCAAGAGCGTA